CATTTAACACTAGTACTCTTACTGTATATAATACAAGTACAAGCACAAATACAGAATATACTACGACTTTCAATACTAGTAAAAATACGACAACAGTATATAACACACAAACTGCAACGTCAAAATCTACTAATACTGTATATAATACGTCAACTACAACCCAGAGAACAACTACAGTTTCTACATCAAAAAGTACTAGTACATCATTTGAAACAGCAAGAGACACGTTATCAACTTCTGCGATGTATGTTTCGACGTCGTATAATACAACTAAAACAACAATTACTGCGTTTAACACAAGTACAGTAACAACATTTAATACTAGTACTGCAACAACAACAGTTTATACAACGACGTTCTCAACTAGCAGAGCAACAGATACACAATATACAACAACGTTTGAAACTAGTAAAGATACAACTACAGTTTATAATACATCAACAACAACGTCAGCTCCAACTACGATAAGCACTAGTAAGACTACAGCAACATCATTTGAAACATTTAATAACACGTTGTCTACATCAGCTATATATAGATCAACTAGCAAGTCTACTAATACTATTACGATAACAGCGTTTAATACTAGTACAACAACTGTATATAACACAACTACTTCAACGAGTACTACGTTTTCAACAAGTAGAAGCACTGATACAACAATTTCAACTTCTAAAAATACGACTACAACTTTTAATACATCGACTACTACAGTATTTAATACATCGACTAATACAACAGTTTCAACGTCTAAATCTACTGATACAGTTTATAACACTAGTACAGATACAACAACAAGTTATGGTACGGTTACACCAACTAACATTGCAACATCAACAACTGTTAGTACAAGTAAAACTACATCAACAACTTTTTCAACATCAAGTGTGGTAAATACATCAACAGTGTTTAACACTAGTACAACTACAGTATACACAACTAGTACAGAATATAGTACTACAACGGTATATAATACTAGCACAGATACTGTATTTAATACTAGCACTAGTACTGTATTTAATACTTCTACAACTACTGCTTATAATACTAGTACAACAACAGCATTTAACACGTCAACAACAACGGCTACTAGTTCAACAGTTAGCACATCTTATGCAACAAGCTTTGATACGACAACTAGCGTTATAACAACTTGGTATGTTCCATCAACAAGATCACATCAACCAGGAGACGTTGTGCATCACCCAAGAAGTTAGTATTATATAAAACTATGTAATAAATATATTATACAAATTTAAATTTAATTTATGGAAATGTTTAATAAGAAAGAACTCGATAAAAGAATCGGGCCTTTAAAAAAAGACAAAGGATTATATCAACTAGAACAAGTAGAAGGTTATGTAATTCGAAAAGCTAGTGAAAATGGTTTGGAATCTAGCTATGACGTTATGGCTGAAGAGATGCCATACTTCAAAACCTTAGCGTATACAGAGTATGCTGGTAATTTTTATTTACAACCGTTAAATTTCAAACTAAGAAACGAGCAGTTAATAGATGCGTTTCATTGTAATGAAAAAGGAAAAGAGTTAGATTATTCTGATTGGTTAGTAAATAGAGTAGTAAATAATCAAGCAAATAAATATTTAGAAAGAGATGAAAAAGCTTTAGCTAAATATCCTGCAAAAGATTATATAGTTGTTTTACCAGGATCTAATAAGGTTAGAGAAAATGTATGTTTAAATAGATTAAAGTTTATTGCTAGAGAGCATGGTGATAACATTTATTTTAAACCACACCCTATAACCACACATCAAATTATTGGTGAGTTAAAAGATTTTTTTGGTGAAGATAATGTGTTACCAAGAAATATAAACATGTATTATTATTTACAAAAAGCTAAAGGCGTGTACACAACACATATTAGTGAAAGTTGTATTTACGGTGTAGTATTAGGAAAAAATACACAACCTATAGATGTTTGGAATAATATACAAAGAGGTTCATTTTATTGTATAAATAATCATTTATTATATCATCAAGACCAAGCAAAAAATTATATCAATAAAACTTTTTCAAGTTATAAATCAGGTATTATAAATCCTGAATTAGATTCAAACTGGCAAGAAAAAGTTGATAAGTATATTGATTATATATGTGCAAAAAGAGATAAATATAAAAATTGGTTCTTAGACGGAAGAACACAAAAGAAATAAAATGAAACTTATAAGAAAAATTACTATAGGAAAAGATTATAAAAATGATGCGATGCATTATTCTGTTGGCCAAGATGTATATGGCGGTCATACAATAGATTCTATAGTCGAAGAAAATGATAAGTTTTCCATTTATATTAAAAAAGGAAAAGAGGTTTTGCCTTGGAAAGATTTTAATAAAAACATGGCTATATCTGTTGAATATAATTTAGAATATTAATGCAAAGCATATCTGATTTTATAATCAAACCTAAAAATAAAAGATATAACAATACAAAACAAATCGGTGATTCAGAGCTGCTGTTAAACTCAGAAATCTCTGATCATCGGTATGTTAGTAGAAACGCTATTGTTTTAGCTACACCTTTAATTAATGAAACAGATATAAAAGTTGGTGATGAAATAATTGTTCATCATAATGTTTTTAGACGCTGGTATGACGCAAGAGGTATAGAAAAAAATAGCAGAAGTTATTACAAAGAAGATAAATACTTTGTAAAGCCTGATCAAGTATTTTTATATAAAAGAAACAATAAATGGCATGCGCCAAAAGGTTATTGTTTTATTAAACCAATTGTATCTAATAATATTATAGAAAAAGAAGTTCCGCTACGTGGTGTGATTAAACATGTAGATACAGACTTAGTTGATATTGAAAAAGAAGATCTAGTTGGTTTTACGCCAAGCAGTGAATATGAATTTGTTGTAGGAGGCGAAAGATTATATAGAGTATTAACTAATGAAATATCTATTAAGTATGAACGTCAAGGAAACGAAAAAGAATATAATCCAAGCTGGACATGATGCGGTTAAAGAACTTATTAAAGTAGCTAAAGAACCTATTGTTGAAACAGAAGATGATATATCAGCCGATAGATTAAAAAATGCAGCAGCTACAAAAAAGCTAGCTATATTTGATGCTTTTGAAATATTAAATAGAGTTGAGGAAGAAAAAGCTTTATTAGAAGGAACTACTGTTGATAAAAAAGAAGAGTCATTTAAAGGCTTTGCTGAAAGAAGATCTAAGTAATGTATAAGCAATCATTATATAGTATTATAAAGCCTGTAAAAATTAACACTATTAAAAGGCTTAATAAATCAAAAAAATGGAATTATGGTTACAATAAAGAAAATGATATTATCGTTATATCAAAAACTGGTCAAATTGGCGAAATATATCAAATCCAAAATCTTAGGATAGCATTACCACCAGCACCAAAAAATATTAGTAAAGAAAATAATAAATGGACGGTGCAAGACTATCCAAAAGAATTATCGAAATTAAAAACGATATTTGATTGGAAAGATTTGCCAGCGGATTTTAAAAATAAGTGGCATGTTTATATTGATAGAGAATTCACCAAACGCGATGAAGGCTATTGGTTTTACAACAAAGGCAATCCTACTTATCTCACTGGGGCTCATTATATGTACTTGCAGTGGACCAAGATTGATGTTGGGAAGCCAGAGTTTAGAGAAGCAAATAGATTATTCTTTATTTTCTGGGAAGCTTGTAAAGCAGATACCAGATGTTATGGAATGTGCTACCTCAAAAATAGACGGAGTGGCTTTTCATTCATGGCATCATCAGAGACTGTCAACCAAGCTACCATCTCTTCAGACTCTAGATATGGTATACTTTCAAAATCAGGTGCTGATGCCAAAAAAATGTTTACAGATAAAGTCGTACCCATATCTGTTAACTACCCATTCTTCTTTAAACCAATACAAGATGGAATGGATAGACCAAAAACCGAGCTTGCATACAGGGTACCAGCAAGTAAATTTACTAGACGAAAAATAGTTACAAATGAAAAAACTGAAGAACTGGCTGGGCTTGATACCACAATTGATTGGAAAAATACTGGGGACAATAGTTATGATGGTGAAAAGCTTGCGCTACTTGTACACGATGAGGCCGGTAAATGGGAAAGACCAGAAAACATCTTAAATAACTGGCGTGTAACTAAAACTACATTAAGATTAGGATCTAGAGTTATAGGTAAATGTATGATGGGTTCAACAAGTAACTCATTAGATAAAGGTGGTGAAAATTTTAAAAAACTATATAATGATTCAGATGTTACAAAAAGAAACCGCAATGGACAGACTCGCTCAGGATTATATTCTTTGTTCATACCTATGGAATGGAACTTCGAGGGATTCATTGATTCTCATGGATTACCTGTATTCAACACTCCCAAAGAGCCGGTTAAAGACAGTTACGGCCAATATATTGACGTCGGAGTTATTGAACACTGGGAGAATGAAGTTGAAGGTTTAAAAGGAGATCAAGACGGTTTAAATGAATTTTATAGACAATTTCCAAGGACTGAAGAACATGCTTTCAGAGATGAAACTAAAAATAGCATATTTAATCTTGCTAAAATATACGAACAAATTGACTACAATGAAGAGGTTGCAAACTTGGGTAACGTTACCGTTGGTAGTTTTTCGTGGAAGAACGGAGTAAAAGATACAAAAGTACAGTTTACACCAAATCCAAACGGTAGATTTAAAGTTAGCTGGGTGCCACCTTTAAAATTACAAAATAATATAGTAATAAAAAATGGATTTAAATATCCCGGTAATGAGCACGTTGGAGCTTTTGGCTGTGATAGTTATGATATATCCGGCACAACAGATGGCAAAGGATCTAATGGTGCTTTGCACGGACTTACGAAATTTAGCATGGAAAACGTTCCAGCTAATATGTTTTTTTTAGAATACATATCTAGACCGCCAACTGCGGAAATGTTTTTTGAAGATGTATTAATGTCATTAGTATTTTATGGTATGCCAATACTTGCAGAAAATAACAAACCTAGATTATTATATTATTTAAAAAGAAGAGGGTATAGAAGATACTCTATGAACAGACCTGATAGGTCTAAAAATAAATTATCTATCACAGAAAAAGAAATAGGTGGTATACCTAACTCAAGTGAAGATATAAGACAAGCACACGCCGCTGCAATAGAAACATATATAAATGATTATGTTGGGCTTAAGAGTGATGGTACTTATGGTGATATATATTTTAATGGTACATTAAATGATTGGGCTAAGTTTGATATAAACAAAAGAACAAAGTTTGATGCAGCTATTAGTTCAGGGCTTGCTATTATGGCATGTAACAAAAATAAGTATGCACCCAATGCGCAAAAACAAAAAACAGAATTGAATATAAGTTTTGCAAAATATGAAAACAAAGGATCTTTATCCAAAATAATAAAAAATTATGGCTGAATCAGTTAT